CTTCATCAACTCCATTTAACATTGCTTCAGAGTTTTTAAAAGATTTAATTATACCTGCACCTTTTGTTTGCAATTGTAATTTTAATTCTTGCTCTAAAATATCAATTACACCATCATCTTTAACTTCTCCTGTTTCTTCATCTATACAACTTAAAAACAATTCATCTAAAGCTCTCATTTCTTTCGTTATTCCATATAATTTCATTACTCTTCCTCCCATTCTAAATTGTCATTTCTTCTCCTTTCTTAACTCGGCTAATTTAATTCTTATTTTTGCTATATTCAAACCTGTTTTTGTGAGTTCTGGAACAGAGCTAATTAATCTACATTTGTTCAGAACTTTTAATTCGCTTCTAGTCACACAAATTAAATTGTCCACATCAAGATTAGTTTTATCTCCGTCAGCGAAGATAATTGCACAACCAGCAGGAACTTTCTTTTTATGATGCTGTTCCCATAAAATTCTATGTTTTAAAGCCCATTTTCTTGGATCTGCTATTTTTATAAGGGTATAACCATCTATATCAATTCGTTCACTTCCGACAGGCTTCCAATTCTTCGGCTTATTCCCTTTTTTGAAAGAAGTTCTGTTAGCTCCCATATACCCCTTCTTCCCCTTATTCCACGGGATAGATCCTTTTTTATAAAGGCAACCTTTTGTTCCAGTGTGGATTTTCTTTCTACTAAGAAGGCTTTTTATTATTTCTGCAGTTACATCTAAATTAAATTTTTTATTGAAAAGCTCCGTTATTTCTTTATATGTTTTCTGAGGAGTAACTTCTTTCAAGAACTCAATCATTTCATCAGTGTATTTTTTCATATTCTATCCCTCTAGCATTTTAGGTAGTTTAGCTGTTGCATCCATCATGTCATCTTTAAACTTTGCTGCTTTCAAAGCTAACTCGCCATTACTAATAATTACAGTTGCGAGTTTTATCATAGTTTCGCTTCTACTAATTTCCTTCTCTAACTCTTCTTCTGAAATATTTTCTTTACTAAGTTTATCCATTTGTTCAAATAATTTTGAGTTTAGATCGCTTAATGTATTCATATACAATCCTCCTTATCCATTAAATCCTTTCCATTCCCATAATTCACCTTTACTATCTCTAACTTTATACTTTAGTTTTAGATCAGAAATTACAGTTTTTAGCATTGAACTTTTTCTACCCAGCTTCATAGCCAATTCTTTTAATGTCATGTTTGCAGAATTTTCTTTCAGAAAATTTATTTCAGCATCATTTAATTCATAATTTTTTTTATCAAAGATACCTTTTCCAGTTAAAATTTTTCTGATTCTACTTTCACTTGTGTGATATTTTTCCATTATCTTTGCTATCGAAACTCCGTTATTATAATCTATAACTATGTTTTCTTTATCTTCTTCACGAAGTACTTTTCTTTGATTTAAAAGTTCTAATTTATTTTGTTCTAAAATTCTTTTAAGTCTATCATCTCCTAAATCAAAATATTTTTTTAATTTATCAAAAGAAAAACCTTCTTGTATTTTTAATTTTAATTCAATTAAATTTACAGAATTATCTCTTGCTATTTTTATGTCACCGATTAAGTTTATTCTGCATTCTCTACATATTCTGCTGAATTTTGAATGAGTACAATTTACTTTCTCAGCTAATTTAGAGTAATGTAATAAAGGATATGATAAAATTAAATTTTCTAAAAAATCCTTTTTAACTCCTCTTATTTCTTCTAATGAAAGAAATAATTTTTTTGCTAAGACAGAAGATTTTTCCTGTAAATGATCAACTATAAATCGATGCTCAAATTCCCTATCCCTTCTTTCTTCGATGACTCTATCGGCTTCACACTCAATCATTTTTTTTATAAACATGCTGTTGTATTGGTATCCCATTTCTTTAGCTATCACATCTAGCTCATAAATTCCATATTTATTGAATAATTCACAGAACAATTCTTTTTGTAACTCTTTAATATCTGAAGCATCCATTTGTAATTTCTGACCTAATGTTTTATGTTTTTTCATGAGATTATTTTTTATGTAATCTCTTAAAAAAGCATCGTTTTTTAAAGATATTGTGCCCATTCTAACCTCCCACGATATTTTTATACTTCTCCTTCACACTTGATTTATCAATATTTACATAAATCATAGTTGTATTTATGTTTTGATGCCCTAGAACCTGTTGAATTTCTTCTACATCCATTCCTTTTTTTAAGGCCATTGTTGCAAATGTCCTTCTGAATCTGTGAGGGTGTACATTTTCAACCGCAGCTCTAGTTGCGATTGATTTTAATACTCTTCTAATCCCTTCTGTATCAATCTTATTACCAGGAACTTGGTTCCTGTAACATTTATACATTATTCCGTCGGCAACCCACAAATATGGAGTATTGAAATTTCCTCTTTCACTAATGTATTTTTTAATTGCTAAGGCAGCAACTGTGCTTATGAATGCAACTCCTTCTTTGTTCCCTTTTCTAACAACCTTGATTTCATTTTTTTCAAAATCTATGTCTCTGATTTTTATGTTAGCTATCTCAGTTGCACGAATAGCACTAGATATCAAAACTTCTAAAATTGCTTTTTCCATTGAGTTTTTACAAGCCATTCTGAGTTTTTCTAACTCTAATTGTGAGAAAGCATATTTTTCAGTTTTTTGACCTTTAACTTTTTTAATCTTTTTAACTGGGTTAATCGCGATGAATTCTTCTTCATTTAAGAAGGAAAAGAAGGAATTCAAAATCCTTCTAATATTATCTACGGATACTGCTTTTTGCTGATTTTTTTCTCTTTCAACAGCTAAGTAAAGCCTAATATCATCTGTCGTAACATTTAAAAAAGATTTTCTTACATACAATGAAAACAGCTCAAGACAGTTTTTATAGTAAGTTAAGCTTTTATCACTTAAATTTTCGGCTTTCTTTGTTAAAAAGAATCTTTTCCAAAGTTCTGCATTAGTCCTATCCGAGATAACTATTTCATATTTTTTTGAAACGATATCATAGTCTTTCAAATTAATTATTATGATATTTTTTATCTTTTCTATTTCTTCAGAACTAAAATCTCCACTTTTGTCTATCTCAAAAGTTATTTGATTTAAAATTCCATTTTTTATATCTTCCATATCTATTCCTTTCTAAAAAAGCAAATTGTTAAAAGTAAACCAGCTACCAAAAGTTTCTCCAGTCAAAGCATTTTTGTTCTCACATTTAGCAGTAGCTCCAGCAAGAGTTAGTTGTATGTATGCCATTTGTATTGCATTCTCATCTAAATCGCTACAAACGACTAACACGTTTTTCTGATAGTTAATTCCTTTTTCTTTCAAAACTGCTAACAATCCTAACAGTAAGCAACCTGACCCACATGCTTGATCTGTTATTTTTATTCTGCCTTCTTCTAATTTCTTTATTACATCAGAAACCTGAGTCTCTGCCATCATTTTAGCTAAGTGAAAAGGTGTAAAAAATTGCCCTTTCATTTTGTTATGCACTCCTAATTGATGATGTATTTTTCCTAAGTAATCATCGATTCCTTTTTCTTCAAAAAGCATTACTAACTCTGCATGACATTCATAAAACATTTGCATAGTTTTCTCTCCATGCTTCTCTACTAATCTGTTAAACTCCTTTTCTCTATCTTCATAGCCTTCTGTATTGCAAGTATTGGCATACGCATAGAACATAGATTTTATCCAATCGAAGAAGATTTCATCATAGTTATATTTTTGGTCTGTACTTTGAATCTTCTTTACTATGTTGTCTATAGATATATCCATTTTTAATCACCTCTTGATATCCTTAAATTTTTAATGTATAATTTAGGTGAAATATGTTACCTAAATATTTTTTCTTGAGACATCTGTATTTGTTTGGTCACTTACTACAGATGTTTTTCTTTTGTTATATGCAGCCAATATGCTAGCTATCACCAATGCTAGTTTCTTCATAGCTCTTCTCCCTTATGCTTCATAAACCAATCTGCCAACTTATCTTTAATCACTAAGTGTTTAACCCCTATTTTTATGTAAGGGAAATCAGTATATTCTCTAGCAATCTGTTTCAATTTTTGTAGCCCTATACCAGTTAATTTTGATGCTTCTGGCATTGTCAGCATCATCTTTTCAGTCATCTTAATCTCTCCTTTCTAATTAATTTTTGCTGTAAGTTGTGTAACGATATCCATTAGAGCATTTTCGAAGTATGTAAAATTGTTGCATCTAACATCATCAGTTTTAAAACTTATAATTTCATTTCCATCAGTATCTACGAAATGTTTTATTTCAGGAGTTATCAAAACCCGACAGATGTCATCCCCTTTATTCATAACTACATATCCTAGATACTCATTAGTTATATTGTTAAAAGTTATAACTATTCTGTGATTTTTAAACATAATTTCTTTTACAGATAGCTTTCCTTTTACTATTTTCATTCTGCATCTTCCTCCCATATAAGCCCTTCAAAGTCATACAACTCTACGTACTTCATGTACGCCCCAAAAATAACTTTAAGCAACCATACAGTTTTATATTTAATTACATCTAAAAGAGTTGCTTTTTTACTTTCTTTCAAAAGTTCTCTTGCTGCTATTTCGCTTCTAGTCATTTTCTCCCTCCCATAACTCTAAAATTTGAATAATAGCCAGAGCTCTTTTTAAGCTCAGTCCTTTTAATTCATTTCTACCCCAATACTTTTCTAAAATTTTGTTACTTAGCATAATCTCCCCCTATTTCCCACAGTAACTAAATTGCCCCTTAAAGCCTTTTACAGCTTCAATTCCCAAGAATCCAAAGCCATTAGATCCTTGAGTACACCAAGTTTTTTCATAATCGTTGACTTCATCTATAGTTCCAATGAAGTCATAACTGTCCCAGCTTCCGTCTCTGTCACAAGCACTAAGCTGATTAATCCCGAATAGCTCTTTAAAAGCAATCGGTCTACTAGCTTTGTGCCTGAAAATTCCAAATATATTTTCTAGTTTTCTCATTTTTCCCACCTCATTTAAAAGCTTTTTCTTATATAATTAATATAGTCGTCTTCAATCTTTTCAAGCATTTGCTCAATTTCATACTCCCTAGCATTTTTAAAATTAGATTCAATTTCTTTTTTATCCACTTCTATAATGCCTTGTCTTTCCATTTCCTTAACTAAATTTGTTAATATTTTTTCTATTTTTTCTCTATTTTCAATATACATATGTTTTTACTCCTTTAATGCTTCATTCCTTTATAAAGCTTATCCAAGTTTTCTAATGCCGCATCTTTCATTTCATGTTTACTAACTGCTAAAACATCTTTGATATTTGAGTACCAAATTTCAGCTGTTTTTTTATCGGAATAGTGGTTGTAGTCAATTCCTAAAAAGTCCATTTGCATTTTTTGGCTTAATACCACTAATCCGAATATTATTCTTGCTTCATGATTTTTAAAATATAAATCTTCCATTTTTCCTTCCTTTCTTTTACCTGTGATATAATCATCTCAGAGGAGGTGATTATTTTGAAAAAAGATATTGATTTTGATAAAATCTCAGAAGAAGTCTTAACTGAGTTTTTAGCTTCTATAAAAACTGATAGTGAAGCAGCTAAAATGCAAATAGAAAGTATAGCTATGATTTCTTCTAAGATTTGCTCTTTAATGTTTGCAAAGTATCATCAAGAGCTTTTGAAAGATTAAGTCTTCTTAATTTTTCTTTCTCTTCAATTTTCAACTCTAAACTATATACAGTAGTTTGGAGTTGTTTTTTTATTTGCTTTCTTATATATCTTTTATATTTTCTTGATTTTTGTTTCATACTTCTCCTTTTTTGATTACCAAGGTTCAAACATGTCGCACAGTTGGTTTCCATCGCAATCACTATGGATGCAGTCAGCACATGTATATCCTTCTCTACGATACCCATTCGCATACTCGTCATCAGTTCTGTCATCATTTTCTATCCCTGTTTTTTCTAACTCTTCTTCATTTTCTAGATCTTCGTTTTCTAATTCATCTTCATAAATTTCGTTCACAATAAATCCTCCTTTTTTATTTTCTTCAAATTTAATTTCATCTGAATTTTTTTCTTTCATGTTTTCTCCTTTCTTAGTTTATTAAAACTAAACTTTTTTTATAAAAAAATATAAGCTTACTTCATCTTCTGGAATTTTTAACAGAATAATTGATTTTTAAATTTCTGATTGCGTAAAATCAACTTTATTATTTAATTTAGCAGAGAGACTCGCTTTAGATACTCCTAGAGCTTCTGCAAATTTATAATTAGTCTTATATACTTCTGTTATTTTTCCTTCTAATTTACTATAATCAAACATATCATCACCTACCTTTTTTTAGTTTAGATTAACTAAACTTAATATAACATACTAATTTTTTTTTGTCAATAAGAA